AAAAGTTTTCGATATTTCGTCCCATTTTCAACATTAATTGATATGTTTAGCAAGACATCTTATATTCATGTTTTAGGAATGAAACAATACATTTATCTTGAATTACGCAGATCAATAATTCAAGTTGAAAATAAATTAAAAGAGAAATAAATGGCATTCATAACAATAGACCCTTATTATACAACCCAATTTTATAATGAGTGTTTAGCAGCATTAAAAAACAACTCTATTGATTATAGAGAATACATCAATATCAAACCACCTTATAATTGGTACTTAGAAATTGAAGAAACCCCTATTCTTGTTAATTATGATTTGGCGACCGATTCAGAAAGCAGATGGATGGTTAATACAGTAAAGCCATTGCGACCAAGTGATGAGTATTTATTATTACGTAGAGAGAATGATAAAGGTGCATCAGCGTTATTAAAGTTTATTGAAAATGAGCCATTAAAGAAAGCTCGGTTGTCTAAGTATGCAGTATTTTTTAATGTTCAGAGTTATGAGAATGCTTTATCGATATCAAAAGAATATCCAGGGCGAATATGGTATTTAGGTAAGTATTATAATAATAAATATCGTGTATGTTTAGCATTAAATGAAACGATTAAAGCGTTTATTAATGATAGTGATATAATACTTGAGAAAGAAAACAATACCCCAGGGCAATTTGAAGCTGATTTAAATTTTAAGGTATTCAGAAAATTCGATAGATTAATAAAATTCACAGAAACACCATATTTCGAAGATGGTAATTTTAAACGTGTTAATATTCGTGGCGAATATTCATCAAGATTTAACTTATAATAGGAGAACTAATGATAAAAGTACCAGATAGTTGTGATTTAACAGAATTTAATATTTGTGATTATACAACCCCCCCACTAGAAAAATATGTTGATAGAAGAGGATTTATTTATATTCTTTTTGATAGTAATTTCCCTCAATACATAAAAATCGGTAGAACGGGTGATTGTAAGAAACGCTTAATTGGGTATAATTCCGATAAGCCATTTCCTACTGCTAAAATGTTGTATATTAGCGAAATGTTTGAAGATGTAAATGAAATTGAAAGACGTATATTGACATACATGTACGATCATACACCACCTACTACATTATCTAAAGAATGGTTTGATATTGGACATAAGGAAAAAATGATTGATATTATCTTAAAAGCTGAAAGCGATGAAGATAATTTAGTTAAAGGTTAACCAAAGGAAATGACATATGTTCGGTCGATGGAAAAAATAACTGAAAAAATAGTTGGCAGAAGAGCAAGTCAATTTATTATTGACTATTCAGAAAGTTTTAAAGAAGATGATACCTTTGCAGATATTAAGTTGAATTGTATTACATTCTTAATGAAGAAATCTCATGATTTTGGAAATGAAAAATTATACAATGATTTATCTCTTGTAACTAAAAAAATAAATGAAATGCAAAAGCTTAGAAAAGCATTCAAATTTAAACCATGTAATACAAATACATCATATATTAACAGATTAATTGATAATATGTTAATAGAAGAAAGCGTAGATTGTAGTTTTATAGAAAAAACAAAAATTTTATTAGAGCGAGAAATTAATAATTTCGTCGATAAATTGGCATTTTACTATGGTATATTAAATATAATGTTAGATTGTGTTGAAATTGATGAAGAAAATGAAGAAAATGGATCACAAACAACAGATTAATAAAGATTGTTGTATAATATAATAAAGAAGGAATAAATATATGATTTTAGAATTCAAAGACTTGCCAAACAACAAAAATATCAAGAAAATATCATTTGAAATCGAATTTGAAGATGGTAGTAAGGTTACTGAAATTCCCCGTGTTACAGAAAACATTATTACATTTCCCAATGATAATCACCATAACACTCAAAATACACCATATATGTACGATAAAATTATGTGTGGTACAGATGATGACACAGAATTAAAATTTAATGAACAAGTAGTTCAACAACAACCATCACAACAACCATCACAACAACCATCACAACAACCATCACAACAACCAGTTCAGCGTGAAGCAAAACCAATCCCTTCAGAAATGACTGATTTAGAGCTTTAAAATGTTTACGTTAAATATTGAATGCTCAAAAGAATTTGATGAATTACACATTACGTTTAGTGATGGCACAGTAGTAAAAACAAATGATAAATCTAAAAAACATCCAAGGAGAAAGACAAATGACAATCAAACAAAAATTAAGTCAAATAAAACTGAAGTTCATGATAAAAATGACACCGATAGTAATATTCATCAATCAGGTGGTTTTTTAGATACTGATGCTGATTTTAGTTCAGTACAGAAAGATGTTGTAAAACCACCTGTTATTGAAGATAGAGAACGACCTGTAAAAGTTGCATCTGAATTGCAAAATTTAGATATATGAACATTTATTAATAATAAACAGAATATAATTAAATATTAAACGTTAAATAAGAAGGATATAAAAATGAAGAAAATCTTAGGAATTGACATCGGTTTTGGTGATGTTAAAGTTACATTAGGTACATCAGAAGGCGAAATTGAAAAGCAATTTAAATTCACGTCTGCAATTGGCATTACTAAACGTAATGAACATGTAAGAGATTCACGAATTTATGACTTTAAAAAACATAGTTATTATGTTGGTGAAAACGCTTTACATTTACCATCTGAAAATCTAATTGACATTACTGATTATAAAAATTTGGAATATTATGCGCCATTATTCTTATATCATGTTGTTAAAATGATTGGTGTAAAACCTGATATTGTTGTGTCTGGTTTGTCTAAAGCACAGATCGAAAATTCAGGTCATTTTAAAGAAGGGTTAATGGATTTTGAAGTTGATGGTGAAAGACATATTTTTAACGAAGTTTATATCTTACCTCAGGGTGCTGGTTCAAAACTATGTATTGATAAATATGGTAATAACTTCCCAACATTACAAGAAGAATTTTTAGAAGAATCATCTTTCGTTGGTTGTGATATCGGTTTTAATACACTTGATATGTTCTTAGTTAATGATGGTAAAACATCTCCTAATTTATTTGAAGGTATTGAACGTGAAGGTGTAATGAAAATTGCAACTGATGTAGCTAAAAAAGTTAAAGAATTGCATGGTCGCCAAATCACTTTACATGAAGCTAAAGAAATTATCGGTACTGGCACTTATAAGTTACGTGGTCAAAAACATGACTTTAAAGAATATGTAGAACAAGTTAAAGATAAGTATTTAAAAGATCTATTATCTTTGATTGAAGTTAAATACGGAACAATCTTAGATAAATGTGATTTTATTAGTTTATCAGGTGGTGGTAGTACTATTTTTAAGACTACACAAGATGGATTTATTCGTGTACCAAAAACAAAACATGAATACTATAACAGTATTGGATTCTTTTTATATGGTAATACTGTTGCGAACAAATGAAACTGTTACAAGAAGAGAAAAAACTTTGGAAACATCTAAAATTTAGGTGTTTTATAATTTTGTTATGTGTTATTTTATTTTCAGTTTATTCACTTTATATTATTGAAGGATTAGATTTATTTGTTGCTATGTATTTTTCATTTTCGATATTAGTTATGTATGACATAGCTGATACTATTAATAAAATATTTAATCTTAACGAATCTTAACGAATCTTAACGAATCTTAACGAATCTTAACGAATGTTAATAAATTTAGTATTATAATAAATACATTAAATAAGGAGAGAATAGTAAATGTTTAACAATAAGATGACCGATGTATTAACACAGATTAATGGAATCACAAACTCAGTAATTTTGCAATACCCACAAACAATAGCATTATCAGAATCGATGGATATGATGGCACTTGTTGATTTTAGTAGTCTTGATAGTGATGAATTCCCTGATCTAGGTATGAAAGATTCATTAGGTGAATTTTTATCTTTGATTAAATTATTTCCTAAAGATCGTGATATTTCCATTGACAATAATGTAATCAGTGTTGCACACGGCCGGAATTCTTCATCATTTATTACAGATAATATTGTATTGATGGATGCTTATAAGAAAGACCCTGCACAGTTTACAAGAACTGAACAAGCTCCAAGTGTTGCATCATTTGAGATTAATGTCGAAGATATTAAGAATATTAAGTCTGCGTCAGGTGTATTTAAATATTTAACTGAAGTAATTTTTGAATCTAAAGATGGTGAAATGAATATTAGTTTAGGTGCTACTAACAAGTTTAATGCAAAAACAAACACTTATAGTGTTATTAAAGAAGCAGATACTAACAAAGAATTTAATATTACGATTCCTGTTAATAACTTTAAAATGTTACCTGTTTCTAATTATCAAGTAGATGTAAAATACAATTCAGATAAAGATGACTATCGAATTCTTTTAACAAATTCTTCTTTAGAAGGTTTTAAAATACTTATGTCTGTTAAAATTTGATTTTTAATTTGTATAAATAAAATACAATTTGTTTATTATACTGAACATTAAGTAAATTAACTAACAATTTGGTATAATAAATAATCGAATTAATAATTACTTAGGTAATTATCGATGAAGTCCCAGAGACTATAAACCGATGAAGTCCAAAGAGACTATAAATCGATTTTTTAGATAATAATAGGAGTATATAATATGATGGATGCAAGTGCATTTAATTTCGATTCAATGAAAGAAGCAATGGGAACAGACCCTTTCGCAGATGCAAATAAGAAATTTGTTAAAGATGAAAGATTTTACACATTAAGTAAGAATAAAGACGGTGATGGTGCTGCTTTAATCAGATTTTTGCCTGATTCAGAAAGTGCAATTATCAAGCAAATGTTTAAGATCAACACAACCATTATTAAAAATGATAAGAAGCGTTTCGTTTCTGAATTTTCTCCAAGTACTATTGGGCTACCATGTCCTTTCCAAGAAGCATGGCAAGATTTGTGGAATACTGATAAGAAAGAAGAAGCTAAAGTATTCGGACGTGCAATACGTTACATTTCAAACATTATGGTTATAAAAGACCCAGCTAATCCAGAAAATGAAGGTAAAGTATTCCTTTATGACTATTCTGGTAAGATGAAAGATAAAATCGAAGCTGCTTTAAGACCATCTCAACAAGATAGAGATTTAGGTGCAACCCCTAAAGAATTATTCAATCCTGTTCAAGGTAATTCATTCAGACTAGTTGCTAAAAAAGGTGCAAATACCCAAATTAATTATGATTCTTCAGAAATAATTAATGAAGTTACAAGCGTTTTTGATAGTGCCGAAGAAGCCTTTGCGTTTATCAAAGCACATACATACACGTTGTCTGATTTAACTAAACCTGAAGCGTTCATGTCTTACGATGATTTAGTTAAGAAAAAAGAATGGGTTACATGGTCTGACCAAAAAGATGCATCAACATCAACACAAGGTTTAACAGCTTCTGTTGCTCCTATTGCTCGAAATGTCGCAGATGTTCAACATACAGAAACACCCGCCCAAAATGTTCAAGGTCAAACTGTTAAAAATGAAGCACCTGTTCAAACAGAAGCTAAACAGTCACAGTCTGAATCATTGGAATCATTGCTTAGTAGTTTAAACCAATAAAATAA